AATAATGATCGCAGAAAGTGTAATCGGTGTTGCCGGTAAAATATTAGACAAGTTTGTTGAGGACAAAGATTTAAAAACGAAGATAGAAGGAGAGTTAAGAAAACAAACTTTGGCTCTATCTCAAGAACAAGCAAAAGCGAATACAGAACAAGCGAAACATCCATCGTTGTTTGTTTCAGGAGCTAGACCTGCTATTATGTGGATTTGTGCTTTAGGTTTGTTTACTAATTTCTTTATATTACCTATTGCAGAATGGGTTTGTGCTATTTGGGCTCCTAGTGTTGAATTACCGAATCTTCAGACAGGTGAACTTATGTCTTTGACCCTTGCGTTACTTGGATTGGGTGGCATGCGTAGCTTTGAAAAGAGTAAAGGAGTTGCTCGTCAAAATATGAAAAATTGATGGCTAAACAAACTCAATTAGATTATAATCCGTGTAAGAAAACAAGAAGAAGGCATAAACCTTTAGGGTTTAGGCATCGTAAAAAACTAGGTCCTAAGTCACACTTAAGAATATTTAAACATGCTTGATATTGACACAGTACAAAATATTAGACACTACATAAAAAAAAGATTAGCTGAAACAAAAGAGGATATTGTATATAGTATAGACACGATTGAAAAACTACAGTATGCTAAAGGCAAGCTCAGTGCATATGAATCACTGCTTCAGGATCTAAAAGACCTGCAAAAAAGAGAGGATATTTTCAATGACGACATTGATAAAACCTGAACGATTCTCACAGGAAGATAATGAGGACGCCCCGAATATTCCAAAAGGACCAAAAGAAATTGCGGAATACATAAAAAAACTACCTAATCCAGTTGGATACAGACTTTTAATAAGACCTTGGTCTGGCCACAAGAAAACAAAAGGTGGTATTTTACTTTCTGAAAAAACTCAAGAAAACATTCAAATGACAACAGTTGTTGGCGTTGTAATCAAGATGGGTGATTTGTGCTATCAAGATAAAACAAAGTTTCCAACAGGGCCTTGGTGTAAAGAAGGTCAGTTTATTGTCTATGGGCGTTATGCTGGAGCACGATTTAAAACCACATATGGAGAGCATCGTATTTTAAACGATGACGAAATAATTGGAACTATTGAAAAACCCGAGGACATCCTCGCATTATTTTAGGAGATAATAAATGGCAGAACAAAATTTAGTTGAGTTAGATACAGATGAAGTTAAAGAAGAAGCTATATCTGTAGCACCTCAAGAACAAGAAACAAAAGCAGTTTTAGAAGAAGTGGATCTTGGTTACACAGACCCTGTGAAGCAAGACACAGAAGCTAAAATTGTTGAGAAAAAAGAAGAGGAATTTGAAACAGATGATTTATCAGGAACCTCTGAAAATGTGCAAAAAAGGATTTCACAGCTTACTCGAAAGTACCGAGAAGCAGAAAGACGAGAAAAGGCAGCCTTAGATTATGCTAAAGGACTGCAACAAAAATATCAAAACACAGAAAAACAATACCTGACTGCAGATGATAAATATATTAAAGAATTTGACGCACGGGTTGATTCTCAAAGAGAAGAAGTCAAGCGTGGTCTTAAAAAAGCTATTGAAGACTCTGATTCAGAAAAAATCATGGAGTATAACGATAGATTAACTCAATTAGCTGTAGAAAAAGAAAAAGCAAGAATTAAAATTGCAGAGAACGAAGAAAAAACAAAAACTATTGAAGAAGCTGCGAAACAACCGGCTCCACAACCAGAAGCGCCTGCTGAAGCCTCTCCAAGAGCAAAACAATGGGCAGAGGATAATAATTGGTTTGGTGAAGATAAGGTTATGACTAATGCAGCTTTCGGAGCGCATCAAGAATTGGTTGAGCAGGGGTTTGACGCGGAGTCCGAAGACTACTACAATGAAATTAACAAAAGAATGAGGGAGTACTTTCCTCATAAATTTGCAGACGATAGAAGACCCGTTCAAACTGTTGCCTCTGCGGGGCGTAAACAGCAAGGACGCAAAACAGTGAAGCTCACCCGCTCACAAGTGGCTATTGCCAAAAAACTAGGGGTGCCACTAGAAGAATACGCAAAATTCGTGAAGGAGTAAAAAAATGAATGAAAAAATAGAAAGAACCTCACGCGTGTCACAAGAGAATAAGCCAAAAAGGAATAAACCTTGGACACCACCATCAAGTTTAGATGCACCCCCTGCACCGAAAGGGTACAAGCACAGATGGATTAGAACTGAGTTTATGGGAGCCCAGGATACTGGTAATGTTTCTAAAAAACTCAGAGAAGGATGGGAATTTGTAAGATCCGAGGAGGTTATAAACCAAATTGGTGATCACGACTATCCAGTAATCCAGAATGGCAGTTACAAGGGGTTAATCGGGGTTGGTGGCCTTGTGTTGGCAAGGATACCTGAAGAAATTGTTGAGCAACGTAAAGAGTATTTTAAAAAAATAACCTCTGACCAAGTTAAAGCCGTTGATCAAGACATTCTAAGGGAACAACGACCGGAGATGCCTGTTAATGTTGATAGGCAGTCTCGTGTAACTTTTGGTGGTGGTCGTAAGTCATAGTTTTTTGATAAAAGCCATCGCGGTAAGTAATTGTTTAATAATAACGCCTAATTAAGGAGATTACATATGGCAAACGTAAGTGAAAAATTTGGTCTAAGACCTTATAAGTCACTCAATGGTGCTCCGTGGAATAACGCTCAGAATAGGTATACTATTGCAAGCAATTATGGAACAGCAATTTTCCAAGGTGACTTGGTAATTCCAACTGCAGCAGGTAACATTGAAAGATATGTTGTTACTGCAAGTAGTGGTGCTGTTAAACCCATAGGTGTGTTCAATGGTGTATTTTACACTGATCCTACTACGAAGAAACCAACTTTTAGTAACTTTTATCCTGGCAGTGTTGCTGCTAGTGATATTGTTGCTAATGTGATTGATGATCCTAACACGTTGTTTTTAGTTGATTCAGACGAAGCTATGACAAGAGCAGGTCTGTTTATTGGTTACAAAACAACTAACGTAACAGGAAACACAGCAACCGGCATATCTAAAGTACAACTTGATACAAGTACTGCAGATTCTACTAATGCAATTCCATTGCAAGCAGTAGATATAAGCCAAGATGTTAACAATGAAGATACTGCCTCAGCAAATACAAATGTTGTGGTAAGAATTCAAAACCATTTTCTGAATCCGCCATCAGCGGCTGCAGATACTGGCATATAGGGAGATAAAATATGGCTATTTCAAGATCACAATTGGTCAAAGAGTTAGAGCCGGGTTTAAACGCTCTCTTTGGCTTAGAATATAATAAATACGAAAACGAACATGCAGAAATCTTTGATACAGAAGCATCTGATAGAGCTTTTGAAGAAGAAGTAATGCTTACCGGTTTCGGAAGTGCTCCAGTTAAAAACGAGGGTGCAGCGGTTACATTTGACCAAGCATCTGAATCTTTTACTGCGAGATACACTCACGAAACTATTGCAATGGCATTTGCTATTACAGAAGAAGCAATTGAAGATAATTTGTACGACAGATTAGCTGCACGATACACAAGAGCACTTGCTCGTTCAATGGCAAACACTAAGCAGGTAAAAGCTGCTAACGTACTTAATAATGCCTTCAACTCTAGTTTTGCTGGAGGAGATGGTAAAGAATTATGTGCGACGGACCACCCAATTGCAACAGGTGGAACATTTGCTAATGAATTATCTGTAGCTGCAGATTTATCAGAAACTTCTTTAGAGCAGTCTCTGATTGACATTTCTGCATTTGTAGATGAAAGAGGATTAAAGATTGCTATGCAAGGAGCGAAGTTGGTTATACCAAAAGAACTTCAGTTCACTGCAGAAAGAATCTTAAAAACTCCACAAAGAGTTGGTACTGCAGATAATGATATCAACGCTATGGCTAACATGGGAATGATCCCACAAGGCTATAGAGTAAATCATTATTTAACAGATACTGATGCTTTCTTTATTATGACGGATGCTCCTAACGGCATGAAAATGTTTGTTAGAAGTCCAATTAAAACTGCTGTTGAAGGCGACTTTGACACAGGTAACGTAAGATTTAAGGCAAGAGAGAGATATTCATTTGGTTTCTCTGATCCTAGAGGAATTTTTGGTTCTCCAGGAGCTGCTTAAATATTTATTGTTAAAGTTAAGAAGGGGGACTTACGAGTCCCCTTTTTTATTGTATAATATATTTACCAAGATAATATTAATTGTAATGTAGACTGACTTGGCAGACAAACCTAGAGGACTACATTATACAACTAGGAGAAAAAAATGGCAGGTGTACATTTTACAGGACCAATTCTTTTCGCAGGAAAAAACAATGAAAAGAAATGGTTTGAAAATTTACCAATTGATAAAAACCCAGACTATGTAGTTTATTTTGATGACTTTGATAGAATCGGATTTGATTCTAACACAGGTCACAGATGGACTGTTGTAAAAGATTCAGGCGCGTCTGTGGCGATTGCAGCAGATCAACTTAATGGTTTGGCAAACTTAAATTCAACAGCAACTACTGATAATGATGGTGCTTCAATTCAAAAGAATGAAATCTTTCAGGTACAAGCTAATAAAGATTTGTGGTTTGAAACAAAAGTAAGAACATCTGATGTAACTGACACTGATCTATGTTTTGGTTTTACAGTTAATTTCGCATCAAATCCTGAAGCTATGCTTACAGCTGCAGACAGGATTGTGTTTCAAAAAGATGATGGAGATGCATCACTTATTTGCAAGACTGAAAAAGACGGCACAGAAACTTCAACAGATTCTGGTATTGACATGGAAAACGATACAGATGTTATATTAAGTATTCGTTGTCAAAGCACAGGTAAGGTTGATTTTTTTGTTAATAGAAACTTAGTTGCAACTCATACAGATAATATTCCCAATGATGAAATTTTAACAATAGGGGCAATGTCTATTTCAGGTAATGCTACTGGAACTAAAGTCACATCACTTGATTATATGTTTGCTGCATCTGATAGATAGGAGTAAATTATGGGTTTACAATTACAAGTCAAAACTTTTGTACCTGTAGCAGCTTCCACTACGGCATTGGGGGCGGCTCAGACTGTATCAGGCGCGGCTAATTTCACCCTTACTTCTGCTGCAACAAGTGGCACTTATGCAAACGCTAATACTGCTCCAAAAGTATCTTTCACATCAGGTGCTAATATATCAGGTGTTGATTTTACTGTAACTGGCACAGATGTTAATGGAGATGCACAAAGTGAAGTTATTGCAGGACCAAATGCTAATACTGTGTTTACTACTTTGTTTTACAAAACAGTAAGTCAAGTAGCAACTGGGGCAAGTGTTGGAACTAATACTTCTATAGGTCACTCAAATCATGTGACAGGAGTAATTTTTGCAGGCAGAACAAGAGTTAAAGGAATGCAGATTACGACAGGTGGAACTATTGACACTATTGCATTTAAAAATACTTCGCCCGCAGGAACAACTCTATTTTCTTTTCTAGTGGCTACAACTACTAAAGATTATATAGAGCCTTACATTCCTGACGATGGTATTTTGTTTAATGCAGGAGCTTATGTTGATATACCTGCGGGTTCTGCGGGAAGTGCAACAGTCTATTATGGATAACTATGTTTTAGATTTATTAGGTCTAAAGGCAGGAGGTATGCCTGCTCGTAATAAAAAAAATTACAGACCTACTAAATCTGGAGCCGGAATGACTGA